AATGTGCTACCTGAACCAGTAATAACATTGATTTGCGTAATAGCATTTGTGCTTCGATAGCCGTAATTGTATTGTCCAATACTCCAACTAGTGCTGTCGTATTTTTGAATTTGATAACTGTGCATAAATTTGTAAGTATCAGTTTGAGCATACTGCGGAAAATGAATGATAGTTAAATTGCTCTCAGGATTGCTGGGTGTAAATTGGTCTAAATTGCACTCAACATCACTTAAACCGATACCAGCAGAAAAGGTTGTGGCTCTACCATAAAGCGAAGTGCTATCGTTATTTACTCTAAAACGGATGTTGTTTTGATTTCCAGTAATAAACATTTTCTTAAGCACTAAAATCAATTCTTTATATGAACCGCTAATGCTGGTCAAATTAAGACTTGATGCAGCAGTAAAATTGCCTGAAGCGAGCGTAGTTAAACCGCCGCTGCTAACTGTTGTCCATTCCAAACCTGTTGCAGTTGCGCTATTGGCAGTCAACAACTGACCATTTGTGCCTACTCCCAAACGACCTAAAGTATCTGCTGCTGTGCCAGCTACCAAATCACCTTTAGTAGTTACTAAATCCTGCACTGGGTCAATACCAAACGCAAACGCATGGTCTAAGTTGCTTGTCTTTTTTAAGACTTGACCAGTAGTTCCACCTAACAAACCAGCCAAGTCAGCATCTACCGCATCGGCAAACACTTCAAAATCGGCTGGTAGGTCGGTTACTAGGTCTGTCGGCGCTGGAGTAACCCAGCCATAATTCGGCGTTGTCGCCATTATGCCACCACCCTTGCTTCCTGCCACTCTAATGTGGCGCTAACGTCTTGCCACTCGATTGACGGTGGCACTTGCAACCAGTTGACCTCCAACTGGCTCAAAGCATATTCGCTAACCGTTAAGGTTAAGAATAATTCATTTCGGTTAATTGTCCAAGTGTATCCTTCGACAAATCCGATAAAAATATTTGGATAAATTGAAGTCGGCAAATCAGTTAAACGTATAGGCATACCGACTCGCATTGGCAATAAGGCATCTCTTTGAGCGCTAGTTGTGGCATCAAGATTCAATACGAGATTTAATTGGTTAAGACTTGTGCGAGGATAAGCTCGGGTTTCCATATAAAAGCTAGCTCTTTGTTCTGCATCGGCTTGATTTTCAAGTAACGTGGTTACCTTTGCACCGTATAAACCGTAAAGAGCTATGCTGCTTGCATCACTATCTGTAACCGTCTGATTGTTCTTATAGACAATTTCAATCTGGTTGACTAAATCACTAAGGCGACTCACGCTACTTAGACCGGCAGTCAGAATTACGTCCCCACCAATATCAATAAAACCGGTCAAAGCTACTTCATCTGTGCGACTGCTGTAATCGTCATAAGTAATTTTGCCATCAACTGATTCGTATAAAACACCCAAACCACTAGCTGCTGCGTTTTGTGCCAAAGCCAAACCGCTAGCTGCTCCGGAGCTATACGCTGTTAATTCAAAATCGCCGGTATCAATATTGCCAATTAAAATGTCAACATCTTGCCAAGCTGTTAAGGGACTAACGTCTGCCCAAGTGTCTGTCGGAGGTGAATAAGTTGCCCAAGTAACGCCGGCAGTTTCTAATAAAATATCTCTAACGCGCTGACCATCTAATTGTTTTGGATATCCGGCGCCACCGACTGAGCGTCTATTTAGCTTACTTAAACTGCCAACCGCGATAATCTTTTGTTCTTGAAGCCAACCTTCGACACCATAATTAACTAATGTAGTTTCAATGTCAGAAACCCAACCAGTCCAAAGGGTAATATCTGTGCCGTCACTATCGTCAACCTTGACAACTACTTTTTCATTTATGCCAATAATTGGGTAAGTGTTATCCGGTGTAACTAAATTGATTGTGGCATAGCCAGCTCGAGGTTGTTCGTCAACGGTGTTACGACCATTTGTTAAAGTAACCCCATTGATTGTTTTGTCCTCGTAAGTAACATCATTAATAATGACTTGAGGATTGACAGAATATGGCATTATTCAAAACCAATCGTTGGCACAAACGTCAGCTCACCAGCTCGAGCATTTGAATTTTGGATAACTGATTGAACCGCACGAGCTGTGCCTTCTGGGTCAAGCACTGTGCCATTGATATTTATATTAACTGTGCCGCCAGTTGCGGTTGCACTGCCGGATTGACGTTGCCTAATAGCTTCGCCAACATTGCCACCTTTACCAAATCCAAAAAATGGGTCAGTTGGATTTAAGTTAATTCCGGGAATAAGTCCACCAAAACCGGAAATTAAGCTTAATTCTGATTTATAAAATTGACGTAGCTCTGGACTTAATGCTGAAGGAATAGCTCCACCAGCTCGCAACGCAGCTAGCTCACGTTGTAATGCACCAGCTCCGGCAGCTGCACTATTAAAACTGTTAGCTAAATTACCAGCTCCGCTAGCTAAATCATTTGTTTTGTCAGCTGCGTCATCTAAGGTAGGTATTGTTTCGCCTCTAGTAAAGTTAGTAAAGAATTGAAGCTCTTTATAAGCTCTAACCATTGACTCATTGACATTATTAGTAGCTTTGGTGGCGTTATCAAAACGATTTTCCCATTTAGCCATAGCTGTATCTAAATCGCCTGTAATAAAAGCAACACCTCGGCGAATAACATCAATAAAAGTTGCCCAAGCATTAGCAGCAAGAGTGAACCAACCGATAATGGACGGAATAAATTGAGCTACCACGTCCTGCATAATGCTAAATTCTCTAGTGCTATCTTTAGTTTCTTGTTGAGTTATTTCTAAAGAATCTGCAACATTACCAAGAGCTATTCCTAAATTTTCCAATTCCGGAATAATAGAATTGCGAACATAGGGGATAAAATTTCTTGACCAAAAATTAGCAAATTTCTCAACAGCTGGGACTGCGGTATTGCTAACAAAATCAATTAGGTCGCCAAGTATTGGTAATAGTGCTGTGCCAATCGATTCTTTTGCTTCGTCTAGTCGCACCCTAAGAATTTGCATTTTGCCTTCAAAGGTTTCAGCTTGAGTAGCAGCTGCACCTCCAAAGGTTGTCGCCAATTTAGCAACAGTCCCTTCAAATCCTAAGGTAGTAATATCGGCAGCAGAAATACCAATACCCAATTTGGCAAGCGATGCTGTGTTGCCTTCATAAGCTTTGCCGAGTGCGTTAGTTACAGTCTCTACGCTCTTGCCAGTTGCAGCTGAAATATCAAGAGCAAGCGTTAATAGGTCTTGAGACTTTTGAAGGTCGCCTGTGGCAACCGATAACCGGCTATAAGCTGGGCGCAGCTCATCATCAGCCACACCGGTAGCAAAAGCCATCTTAGATATTTGATTTTCAACGCTAAGAATTTGTGCGTCAGTTGCTTGGGTAGTATTTCTTAAAGAGTTAGCTAAACGCTCTTGCGCAGCAGTATCCTCAATGGCAGCTTTAACACCTTCGATACCAATCTTAATTGCATAAGTTGCTGCGGCAGCTGTGGCAGCAGCTAGTGCTACGCCGACCTTTTTAAAAGAATCAGACATGCCAGTTGAAGCATTGTTGACTTTCTGATTGGCGTCCTTCAAGCCATCGCTAAGATTTTTTGTCTCAGCTAAAATGTTGAGCTTGAGGGTTCTGCTATCCTTCGCCACTTCCAAACTCCTTCAAAATTTTGTCGAAAGCTTCCTCCCAGCGCTTGACTATTTCCGGTTGAATCTTGCGTAAGGTAGGGAAAATAAAATATCCGGCATTGCCACCATTGAGCTTTGCGGTTCTAGGTGGAAATTGCGGATACTTCTTTGAACCAAACTCCAAGCCATACACCATGTCTAGCGTAGAAGCTCCACCGCTAAAGAATTTTTCTCGTTTGAAGCCATAAGCAAATTCGCCAATCTTGCTTGACTTCTTAATCTTTACTGCATTAGCTACACGCAATGACCCGATATAACGACTGCCAACTGCATAATCTCTAATCTTTGCAGCTGCCATCTCAGCTAATTCGCCGGATACTTCTTTAGCTTGGTTTGTCGCTTCATCGTCCATAGCTTTAAAGGCACGTAAAATCAGTCTAATGTCGCGCTGGTCATAAGCGACTTGAACATTATCTGCCATATCGTTCCTTCAATATCTCTAACGCTGTGGCAATATCCTCCGCGTTTTCCCAATATTGCATCGGGATTTGGGTCGCGATAGCCAATTCGACTATTAGTCTTGAGAGGCTACCGCGTTCGTGGGGTTTGCTTGGGTTACCTCAACTTCAATATCAGCTACCGTATCGCACCAAACATCAAGCGGTTTTAATGGCTTTTCGCTAGTGCGCTTTAATGAGGTATAAGCTAACAATAATAAATCACTCATTCCCATTTCAGCTGTGGTTATTTTTTGCTTTGTCTCTAATTCCCACCGCCGCATGTCGCCAGCTTGAACCATAATTTCATGGCTCGTATTGTCATTGAAAGTTATATTTAGTTTTAGTTTCATAGAATCCCCCGATTCTCATTATAGTTTAGTTTAGCTGAAGGTTTCGGTTACTGAACCTTGCTTTACCTTGAAGCTGAATGTTACAGTCTGAGCATCAATTCCAGCACCACCAGCTGTCGGATATTCTGGGAAAATATCAAAAACAAACTGAGCGCCAGTTGCAGCGGTCATTGTAATTGTGATTGGAGTATCCGGAGTTTCGGCAGCAGTCCATAGTGCTTCGCATACGCTGTTTGCCTTGCCCCAGTCTGCAAGCATTTCTAGGTCAAAAGAGCCAGAGACATTCGTGGTTTTCACGGATTCGCCGTCCAACGTCTGGTAGACCTGTCGGTCATTGGTCTTGGTTAAAACTGCGCTCGTTGCCTGTGCATCGATATCAGTTCCACCTGTGAATGACAGGGTAACGTCCCTGCCTGTGATTACGTAAGTGCTCACGTATTCCTCAATTCGTGTAGTAGGTTGAAACATTAAAATCAGCGGTTAGCATTTCGCTAGCGCCGACTTGTGTAATCGCTGGTTTTTCTAAATCACCGACTACGTAATTGGCAGGCAACGCCGCCAAAACTTGAATAAATAGCTGCTCAAGATTATCTAATGCAGCTGGATTAGAATAATAGGTAACGCATAAAGTCAAAGTATAGTTAAGCTTTAAATGAATAACAGATTTACCAATATTTTCAATTTCAATATAAGGTGTATCTGGGACAAGGACTACTGCTGGAGTGATAACTGATTCCGGCACGTGGTCATAAACATTTGCAGTAACACTAGCTAGTGCAGTTTTAAGAGCTGTGCGAGTTGCGCTTATTGGCATATTGCGCCCTCATCGAGATATGGCGCAAGCAAACCGCTAACTCTATTGAGCAAACTGCGACCCATACGATAAGGCGTTGGATTGAAATCGATTCCTTCAATTTGACCACCGGAAGCTGTCCGGCTTTGGAATATTTCAATCGAAACTATATATATCGCTGATTGAACAGCGTCATTACCAACATAAGTTGCAGCGCCGGATAACGTGGCTTTGCCGCTTGGAATTACTTCTTTAAAATTGATATCAGCATTTGTTATAGCAACATTGAAGTAGCCATCACCAATATCAGTAATTGTGCGAGTTCCATCAAACGGAGCTCCCACACCAGATATGACTACTGACTGGTTTTTGTTAAACTTACTAAATCCAACTGGGTAAATATAACCGACATTGCTTTGAAGTTTAACTCCCCCGATTGGTTCAGAATAAGAAACCAACATCGGCAAAATAACAGCTTCAGCACTATCAATGATTTGGTCAAGATAGGCATCGCTGTATAGCGCAATGGATACACCGAGGACACTTCTTAGCTCGCTCGCTGTAATGATTGTTGGCACGTTCTACTCCTATTGTGAGAGGTGGACGCTCGGGAGCACACGCCCACCCCTCGACCTATTTAAGTTAGGCTACTGCTAGCTTACGGAAAGCAGTTGGGTAACGGTTAACAACAGCACCATATCCGTAGATGCCGATTTCAACCTGACCATTGGCAACAACGTTTGCACGTAGCTGCAAGGTTCCGGACTCATGCCAACGCATAGCAGCTGATGGATAAACCAAAGCATGCTTTGCATTTGCATCGTCACCGGTGTAGTTAGGGTCAACTACTAGGGATAGACCAGCAACAGTGCCAGCGGTTGAACCCTGAGTCATTAGACCAGCTGCGTTGCTTGGTGCAGCAGCAGCAAATAGTGGTCGCTTGCTGTCATCAACTGCTGCCAATAGACCAGCGAAGTCAATGTTATTTGTGCCACCGGAAGGTGCAACCAATAGTCGGTTTGGTGTGAAGCGCATTACGCCATAAGAATCAGCGATACCATCAGCAATAGCTGCATAAACAGTTGCGCCTGATGAAGCTGCTGCGTTTTGTGCTGCAATCTGTGCTGCATAAGCATCGGTCTTTTGAGCGTATGACGCACTGAGCTCACGTAGGTATAGGTCTAAAAAGCTGGGCTCGCTTCTGTCAATGAGCTCGACCGACAGAATGCCGGCTCCGGCAAATTTGACAATCGTATCCTCTTGGAATGTTACAGTTGTATCAGTTGATGAGAATTCTGCATTTTCTGCGGTAACTGCAACAGTAGCCTGTGTGCCAAGCTTAGGTGTAAAGATTTTCATTCCGGAAGCTGGCAAAGCAGCTGTCTCAATGGAATTAATAAACGGACGTGAATCATCAATAATGCCGATAATGTCGCGTAGGTAATTTGGTGGCACCATGCCGGTATTTTCAGCAACGGTTGCAACCTGAAGCGCAGCAACTAGGTCTCTTGCATCTGCATCACCCTGAGCTGCTTTGATTTGTGCAGCGACAAATTGTCCTGCTGTAACGTTTGTGTCAACGCGAGGTGCGGTGAACACAGGAGCAGAAACAGTCTTAGCAGCTGCTTCTACCTTAGCTGCTTCAACCGAGACTTCGTTCTCGGTCTGAAGCTCTGGAGTCTCGGTCATGTCTGACCCTTCCTGTTCTTGTTCTGGTGAATCATCTGAAGCGGCTACCTCAGAAACTTTTGCTGATGCAATAGCTGGTGTTTCAACCAAGCTAACTTCAACGAGATTACTCATTTTGACTACTAAACCTTCATCGGTGTTGTCATATTCTGACAATTTGATACCTACTGAGAAACCGTCCTTTAGTCCTTCCATTGCCTCGACCAAAGCGTCATTACCTCTCGAAGTATTTGCAATTTTAAAGGTTGCGTCAATGCCTTCGTCATGTGCATCAAAATCTAAAACCTTGCCGATTGGCTTGTCCATGTTGTGGTCAATAAATAATTTAACCGGCTTCAAAGCAATCGAATCTTTGGCAAATATAGTTTTGCCGGCGCTGGTGTTTCCAGCTTCACCCCAAGTAACGATACGTCCAGAGATTGTTCTGGCATCAGTATCAGCTGCAATAATGGATACAGGGACGGTTATTTTCATTAAACTAAATCCTCCAATTCGCGGATTTCCTCTACACTCAAAGCACCAATGGAATTTAGAATTTGCCAAACTCGTGCTCGCTCCTCAGCTGTGCCGCGCAAGAAATCGTTTAAGTCATAACGGACATGCTGAGTTTGAGGTGTAAAATCTGGTTGAGATAGGCGCTGCTCAATGGCAACCAAGAATGGCTTAACGCTCAAGTCAATCAAATCGCGCCGGCTTTGAGTAACATTTGAATAAGTCATAGAATTAGTATCAGCATTTAAATACCAAGCTGGGATATTGCACAAACGAGCAATC